CTTGCAAGGATCGCGGAGGCCTAGAGCGAACATCTCTGCGGGCTGCATCCACGGTAACGCGTTAGCGTATGCGAATCGGGCGACAATCCTGCCGAGCGTGATTGCCCGAAGGTCGTCCTCCTTCTTCTTCCACTCCCCCTTGGGGCCTGCAATGTAACGTTCAGACCACCCGGATGACTTCTCTCTGTCAATGGCCTTGATAAAGCCTTGCATCGACTTCTGGAAAGAGAAGGTGTAACCCGGAATCCCGATGCCCGTGAGTTCGAGCGCCAGGTTGTTGTGGACATCTCGGCCATGAGAGGCCTCAGTGTACAGGTGGTCCCAAGACCCCTTAACGTCCTGCCGACTGGCCTGGTGCCTGAAGGAGGCGTCAAGGTTGACCACAGAGTTCTCGGGTGTGACGAACTCAGGGTCAGAGACAGTACCGATGTTGTAGCCACGCTCCGCGCAGGCTTGGTAGAACCGAGCCAGAGCTGCCTGGTTGATGGGCTTCTCCTTCTTGGCGTGGTGTCTGCCACGAGCATCGGCGTCGGCTAGCTTCCGCGAAAACGCGAGGCCGTTCTTGTCTGTGGTGTGGGGTGTGTTGGCGAAGTCTGCAACCGAATGACAGCCATCCGGCATCAGACACTCCTGGTAGTCGAAGAACTGACGGAGCCCCTGAATCTCCTTGATGTAAGGGCCGCGATTGCGTACGTAACCTTCCAGCTTCATCAGGCACGGGTCGTTCTTAGCAAGCTCTTCTTCGATAGCCTTCTTCTCGTCCTCGGTGAAAGGGCGATAATCTAGGCGAGCTTCCCACTTGTGCTTGAAGTGGAACTGGCGGGCGTAGTCGTGCTCAACGGGCTTCCCATGCAACTCGAACTGGTTGTTGAAATCGGCTCGAGTCGGCTTCGTGACGGCTTCCGCAACGACAGCCAGACGGCGAAGGTCTGAAGGCGAGTGGTTGCCGCAAATCTGCTTCTGAATGTCAGGCACAGAGAGCTGGGTAGCTTGGACAGAAACACTGGGAGCTCCAGCCCTGGGGGGCTGCATGACGCAGGGTTTCTCGAGCGGCGCAGGATTGGAGGGACACACCCCCGCTATATCTAGCGCGTCGCACAAGCTGACCTTGGTCCTAAGCACAGGCGCAGGTGGTTCTGCAACGGGTGCTCCCTGTGTGAGTTCCCCTTCCAGCCCTGGTGGGGGGCTAGCGGGCACTTTGACCGTAATGATTGGAGCAGCATCTTCTTCCGCGGGTAACGGGGTAGCGTCGGCGATGGCCAGAGTCTTGCTCTCGCGATCCCACTGCAACGTGGGCTTCGCGGCGTGCTTCGACCTGGTGGCAGCCTGCACCCCCCGAGCGAAGTGGACGTCA